GACAAAGGTGTAAAACCTGATGATCTCGATTACGTGCTATTCAAAGTCAATCAGAAGGTTACGGATAAGCTTCCTTTTGACAAGGCGGCAGCGGAATTCTTGAAGGAGAATCCGAGGTTCGCAGGCCAAACGTCATATAAAGTGACAACCTCGACCCATACGGGAGGCGCCGGAGCTTCTGAGGACACGAACGACTATATTAATAACGCCATAAGAATGGCGGCCAGACGATAGGAGGTCAAATATGAGACATAAGTACAATTTACAGATTTTTGCAGATGATACATTAATTATCGACAGAAACGGGTCAGATTCCTTGATTCCCGAAGAGAAAGCCCGGGAAATCATTCAGGGGGTAGTAACACAGTCTACAGTACTTGCAAGGGGCCGCAAGCTTCCCAATATGTCCAGCAAAACATATAAGATGCCGGTGCTTGATATGCTCCCGATTGCTTACTTTGTGGACGGAGATACTGGTGCCAAAAAGACCACAAAACAGCAGTGGGACAAGAAGGTCATTACAGCGGAGGAAATCGCCGTTATCGTTCCGATTCCGGAAGCTGTACTTGATGATTCTGACTATGATATTTGGGGAGAGGTAAAACCGAGAATCGTTGAAGCGTTTGGAAAGGTGATTGACAGTGCAATCCTTTTTGATGTTGATAAGCCTACTTCTTGGAGGGACGGGCTTGTTACTACAGCGAATAAAGCGAATGCAGTTGTAACGCTTGCCGAAGGCGATTCTCTGTATGACAAGATTATGTCTGAGAATGGCGTAATTGCAAAGGTTGAGGATTCCGGTTACTTTGTAAACGGCCACATGGCGGATATCTCGATGAGAGCAAAGCTGAGAGGATTAAAGGATACGACAGGTAATCCAATCTTTAAATCCGATATGCAGGGCGGCACTACATACTCCCTGGACGGAAGCCCGATGAATTTCCCGAACAACGGGGCCTTTGATAAGTCAAAAGCACTGATGATCTCGGGTGATTTCAACCAAATGGTATATGCAATCCGTCAGGACATTACCTTTAAACTGTTTACAGAAGGCGTTGTACAGAATACAGATGGTACTATCGCTTATAACCTGATGCAGAATGATATGGTTGCATTAAGGGCCGTGATGCGTCTGGGATGGGAGATTCCGAACCCGATTAACCCCGTTAAGAGCGACAAAACAAAACGTTGCCCGTTTGCGGTTTTAAAGGCTGGAGCTGCAACACCGACAGAATAAGGAGGAAAAGCGGATGTATGTAAGTTATAGTTATTATAGAAATGAATATGGCGGAATCATGCCAGAAGAACGTTTTACGACCTGTTCCAGGCGTGCAGAAACATATATCCGCTATCTCACTTGTTTTAATGGCAATGTATTTGCAGTAGAATCTGAGTCTATAAAACAGGCGGTATGTGCTGCCGCAGATGTATATTATGAAGCAGATGAGGCGGTACAGAAAGAGGTTAAATCAGAAAATAACGACGGGTGGTCGGCCAGCTATGTAACGGAGCAAAAGGACGGTCAGACGCGGGAGGAATTAATAAAAAAGAAGGCTTACGAGGCTGTATATATGTATCTCCTTCCTTCCGGCTGGCTAAATCGGAAGGTGAGGTGTCACAATGACCACGAATGCAGACATAACGGTCTATAACTCTTTTTTAAACCCTGATACGCGGCTGAGGGAATGGCGGAGGACAGTCATAAAAATGGTATGGTTCTATGTTGACAATAAAGTCAACTTAACGGACGGCGGCCTTGCTTCTGCGGATTCCTTTAAAGTGCGAATACCAATAAATGCAGAGTTTTCCGGGACAAGATACGTTCCGCCTGAAGAGTACACGGGCATGGAAAATACATGGACATTAAAAAACGATGATTACATAGCGCGCGGAGCCATAGCAAAGGAGATAGAGAAGCCTTCTGATTTGCAGAAGGAACGATATCAGGTGTTTAAAATCACATCATGGTCTGATAATCGTTTTGGCGGCTTGCAGCACTGGAGAGTGGGTGGTATTTAATGGCGCAGAAAAGAGTGTTTCAGATATCAACACCGCGCGGTGAATTATACCAGAAGAAGAGCAGCAACGGTAGTGTAACCGCTCATTTAGAGTGGTCGCCGGGGTTCGGGGAAAAGAAGGCAAAAGGGTTTGCAAGTGCGCAGGAATTTATTGATTCTGAATGTTTACGGTATATGGACCCTTTAACCCCTCGCAGGACCGGGTATATGATTAAGTCTGCACAACTTGGAACTGTAATTGGAAGCGCCGAGATTGAATATCTTGCTCCATATGCCCGCAAACACTATTATGAAAGTAATGGCGACAATGGCAACCGGGGGAAATTATGGTTTGAACGTATGAAGACCGCGAAGGCCGAAACGATCCAGAAGGGGGCGAAAAAGATTATTGCGAACAATTAATCAGGATTCGATAATTGGGGCACTCAGGAAATACTTTATGCAGTGTCCGTTTTTACATGATGGGGAATTTAACATTGATTATCTGCCAAACAGCCGGGCTTATAGCCTGGACCCCATACCGGCTGATCCGGCATACAAGGAATACGTGGACGGCGGAAAAGTATATCAATTCCAGTATTCTTTCACCTCAAAGGAATCTTACGACGGAGACGCCCGTACCATGATAGATAATTCATATTTCTATCAGAATTTGTCAAATTGGGTAGAAGAGCAGAATGATAATGATATCCTGCCGAAACTGGAAGGATATTCAGCTATTTCTAATGTCATGATATCAAGCTACTATCTTTTTGACTCAGACGGTGACCTTGCGAGATATCAGATACAATTAAGATTACTCTATGAATAGGAGGAAATAACATGGCAACAGTTGATAAAATTAATGAGGCAAAGTTGGTAAAGCGTTCAAAACGTCTGTCTTTTATGAACGTCGGTGAGAGTGCAGAATCTAAACTTGTGCGTATGCAGGGATTTACATCCATGTCAGAATCGAAAAGCCCAAAACAGTATACGAGGACATATGCGGATGAGGACTCGGAGCGCTCCGATGTGGTTGGTTATGCAACACAGATCGGATACAGTTTTGACCGTCACAGCCCGCTCTCGGTACATGAGAAAATTGCAGAGATCACGGACGGAGAGTATACCGGATCAGATGCTTATGTCGAGATTGTAACGGTAGACCTTTTTACAGAAGGGGAGAAGAAGGTCGCACGGAAGCGTACCTATGCAGTTATGCCGGATACGACTGGAGACGGTAACGATGCATTAATCTATTCCGGTAATTTCCGGGCAATCGGAGAAATGACACTTGGAAAAGCAACATCTGCCGATAACTGGCAGACAGCCACATTTACAGCCGATGCGGTAGCACCAGCAGAATAATATTAGTAGAGGAGTGAGCCTATGAGCCAGAAATGGAGTTATAACAATCTTGAATTTGAAGTGGATTTATTAGATGTAGATTTTGCAGAGCGTTACGAAAAAGCATTTAAGCAGATGGAAGAGGACGAAAAACGAGTACAGAAGGCAGGTACAACGAGCGAGGTAATACGTGGGTATTGTGAACTCTTTTTCAACCTGTTCGATGGTATTTATGGAAAAGGGACTTCTGAAAAGATGTTTGAAGGAAAAGTAAATGCTGGTATGTGTGATACGGCCTATTCTGCTTTTATTGACGGCGCACGGCGCAGTAATCAGGAGGCTATGCAGCGCAGAGGTCAGTTGTTTAATAAGTATGCGCCACAGCAGAACAGGCAGCAGAGAAGACATAACCGGACTGGCGGCGGTAATAAATGAATCTCATCTATGACAGATACCCCAATACAGTAATGTTGAATGGAAAGAAACGCGAGATTGTAACAGACTTTAAGGACTGGCTACGGTTTGTTGATCTCCTAAAAGATGAAGAGTATGGACCTGAAGCAAAATTCGAGTCCATACTCTTATTTTACCTTAGTCCTCTTCCAATTACGGAGCAGGCTGGTGCTTTTAAACCTCTGATTGATTTTTTTAAAATGGCAGAGGCAGAAATGGGAAACCAACAACCTGAGTACGAGGAAGAATATGGCGAAACACCCGTTATAAAGCCACTATATGATTTCCAGATTGATGCATCGTGTATTATCTCCGGTTTTTGGCATGACTACCGGATAGACTTAACAAGAGCACATATGCACTGGTGGAAGTTTAGGATACTTTTAGACGGACTGTCTGCTGATACGGAATTCAAACAGCGTGTTATGTACCGGAATACAGATGCATCACGGATTAAGGATATTGAGGAACGCAATCGTATTTTACGGATACAGAGAAAGATTGCAATTCCGCAGCCTGCCCCATCTGATGATGAGATCGGAGGTATGTTCTGGTGAGATGCATGGAAGGTATAAACTGTTTTGTAACAGTGAATGAGAAAGAACTTTCTCACGAATTACCTAAAATTAAGAAACCGCCAACTAGGCGTGATTGGTATCAATGCCCCCATTGCGGAAAGAATGCTGTGTTATATGACAACACAGCACAGAGCAATGGTGTATACATGAAATGTAAAGAGTGTAAAAAAGAATTTGAAATAAAGTTATAGCATATGTGAGCCTGTGAGCCGTGCTACTGCGAAAGGAGTAGTATGGCTTATTTTGACTTACAGATATTTGCCGCTGACGGGCATTTAAATTTTGATACAAAGATTGATGAAAAAGGGTTTTCAGGTGGCATAAAAAAGCTGGGAAGTATTGCAAAAGGCGGCCTTTCTATACTGGGAGGCGCCATAGCGGGAGTTACAGGAGCCATGGGCGCCGGGATTACTGCCGGCATGAAATATAATGCAGATATGCAGATGTATATGGCTAATTTCAGCACCATGTTAGGTAGTGAGGAATCCGCTGTAAAATTCGTGGACCAGTTAAAAGAAACTGCCGCTAAAACGCCATTTGAAATGTCAGATTTATCAAATGCATCAAAGACTCTACTTGCGTTTGGATCGACTGCGGATAATGCAAATGACCAGATCAAGATGCTTGGTGATATTTCTCTTGGTAATGCAGAAAAGTTGAAGACACTTTCCACTGCATTTGGGCGTATCCAGTCAAACGGAAAAGCTTCCATGGAAGAAATTAATATGATGATTGACAGCGGATTTAATCCACTGAATATCATAGCTGGTAAGACCGGAGAAACCATGGAACAGGTCCGGGACCGTGTATCGAAGGGTAAAGTATCCTTTGAAGAATTAAACGGCGCCATGGTACAGGCAACATCTGAGGGCGGACAATTTTATAAAGGCATGGAAAAGGCAAGTACTACAATGGACGGTCTTATTTCTACCTTGAAAGACAACGCCATGGCATTATTGGGGGAGGTAGTACAACCTCTAACCGACACTATGACCAATACGCTCTTGCCGCAGGCCATTGATACAATCGATCAGTTATCAAATGCATTTAAAGAGGGTGGAGTCGATCAACTGCTAGATGTTGTATCCGATATTGCTGCTAATCTGGCACTTGGTATTGCACAGCAGCTCCCTATGATAATAGAAACGGGAATAGGTATTCTTGTTGGATTTATAGAGGCACTTAACGCAAATTTACCTATGTTTATGAAAGCTGGAGCAAGCCTGCTTGAAGCAATAGCAAACGGGCTTATGATCTTAATTCCAGCGTTGTTATCTTTAAGCTGGTCCATAGTATCAGGACTTATTTCGGGTTTATTGTCATACTCGGGTAAATTGCGCGAACAGGGGGCTAAGCTCCTTGATCTTGTGATTAATGGTATTACAACTACGCTTCCTAATCTCGTAAGTAAAGGGGGTGAGGTATGTGGCGAGTTTGTGGAAGGGGTATTAAGTAATCTTCCCGCTGTAATATCTGCCGGTGGAGATATCATAAATCGCCTCCTTGAAGCAGTTCTTACAGCTTACCCGAAACTCATTGAATCAGGAGCAAAGCTTGTTAGCAAACTTGCAAAAGGTATCCTGAACAATCTTCCCGCTGTATTAACATCTATAGCTTCTGTTCTGGCTCAATTGCTTGCTACGATCGGTTCACATTTACCTGAGATATTACAGCAGGGAATTGAATTAATCGGGAAACTGGCAGTGGGACTTATAAAGGGGATTCCAGTACTTATTTCTAAGATACCGGAAATTATCGAGTCAATCAAAAATGTGTTCTCTAAATTTGATTGGAAGAAGATCGGAAAAGACATTGTAGATGGGATTGCAAATGGATTAAAAAATGCAGTTGGTGCGGTCGTTGATGCAGCGAAAGAGGTAGGAGAATCAGCTCTTAATGGCCTTAAGAATCTGCTTGGAATCCATTCCCCGTCCAGGGTATTCCGCGACGAGGTAGGCAGGAATATAGCGCTTGGTATTGCAGAAGGAATAAAAAGGAATAAGAAGTATGCAAAGAGCAGCGCGGAAGAGATCGCGCAGGCAGTTCTCGATTCCGCAAAGAAGCGGCTGGACAACTACAAAGTATATAATAACCTCACACTTGCAGAAGAGGCGGCATATTGGGATGAAGCCAGAAAACAGGTGAAAGAAGGCACACAGGCAAAGATCGATGCAGATAAAGAATACTTTACGGCAAAGAAAGAACTTGAGAATCAGATGCTTCAGGCAGAGGAGAAGTACACTGATAATGTTGCAAAGGCATACGATGAGTTAAACGATAAGATTCTCGATCTGAATAAACAATATGAAGATGCAGTAAGTCAGAGGGCCGATGAAATAAAATCTGCATTCGGGCTTTTTGATGAATTTTCCATGGATACGGAATTGTCATCCGATGATCTTTTAAATAATCTCCAGTCTCAGGTTGATGGATTGCGTCAATGGAGAAGTAACCTTGATGAATTAAGCGACCGTGGAATTGGAAAGGAACTTCTGGAGGAATTACAGAATCTTGGACCAAAGGCGGCGGCAGAAATCCAGCTTTTAACAGAAATGAGTGACGATGAACTGGATGAGTATGTCGGCCTTTTTAAAGCCAAAAACCGTCTTGCCAGAAAGCAGGCCGTGGAAGAACTTGAACCGATGCGTCAGGACATAGCGGCTCAGATCACAAAGATGCAACAGGAAACCTCTGCGGAGCTTGCTAAGTACCAACAAGAATATATGACTTCCATGTTAGAACTTGGAGTATCACTGAATCAGCCGCTTGAGATAATGAAGCTTACCGCGGTACAAAATGCGGTTGAACTGGTTTCCGCAATGGCAGGATCAGTAAAAGAAGCGTCAGGAACAACCGAGAACATGGACAAATTTAAAGCAATTGCACAGAATGTTTTAGGTGCCGTACAGACCCTTCCTACGGATATGACGCAATTAGGGAAAGATGCAATTAACGGAATGATCGATGGCATAAAGGCTATGTCTGGCAATCTGTATACGGCTATGTCTGATGTTGTAGGGAATGCCATGCGAAGCGCCATAGATGCAGTTACAGCGGGGAATGCGGTTGATGCAGCACTCGCCGGCACCGGATATGTGACCGGCACGGCAGCAATCCCGGCATCAAGCTATGGGAATGAAGGGTATGGTCCCGGATATGCAATTGACTATAAACGCATGGGACTTGAAATGGGCCGGGCTATGGAGCAAACGGGCGTGTATATGGATAATAAAAAGGTCGGTAATCTCGTATCGGAGCCAGTAAATGAAAACCTTGGTAACGCATCTAAAACAGAGGAAAGAGGTGTTATGTAATGCCGATGGGGATTACTTTCAATGATGAAAAACATTCATACCGCGACTTCGGCCTCCGAATCATTTCGGTTAATATCGGACTTCCAGAAGTGAAAAAGAGCCTGATTGATATACCAGGTGCCGATGGGTACGTTGATATGACGGACTACTTCGGCACCCGGTATGAAAACCGGAAAATAAAAATAGAATGTGATTTTGAGGATAAGGGATATAGTAATTGGGCCGCGAGAATCAGCGATATCAGCAACTATCTGCATGGTAAGCGGGTAAAACTAATCTTTGATTTTGACGAGGGTTACTACTATGATGGCCGTGGAATATGCGAATACGATAAGGGCAACCGAATCTATGGGAAAATAACCCTTACGTTTGATTGCAAGCCGTATAAACTGGACCTGCTTGCGTCAGATGAAGACTGGTTGTGGGACCCGTTTGATTTTGAAACCGGAGTAATACGGGAGTATGGAAATATTACCGTGAATGGTACATATGATCTCGTTGTTGACGGCAGCCCAATGCCTGTAATACCAAAAATTGTATGTTCTGCGGCTATGAAAGTAACATTCGATGGCAATGAGTACAATTTAGGAGCCGGTGAGAATTATATCACTGATATATCAATCGGAACTGGAGAGTATCGATTACAGTTCACCGGAGCCGGAATTGTAACGGTGATATACCGGGGAGGGAGCCTGTAATGTACCTGATACAGAATATAGTAGACGGCCATGTGTATCCTCTGCATGACCAGAAGAGCGACGTTTTAAGGGTGCTGGAACCACGCCTTGTATTAACGATTAACAAAACGGGGCAACTGGAATTTATGATTCCTCCAGCGCACGAATATTATAATACCATCAAGAAACTGAAATCCATCATACAGGTGATTGAAGATGGAGAGCTGATCTATGAGGGGCGGGCAATTTCAGATGAATCTGATTTCTACAATATAAAGAAGATTGTATGCGAGGGAAGCATGGGATACTTAATTGACAGTATTCAGCGCCCATTCTCAAACACTGGGAATATTAATGATTTTCTTTCCTTTCTGATCGATAACCATAATAAGCAGGTAGAGGCGCGGAAACAATTTCTTCTTGGCACTGTAAATGTGGTCGATGATGAATCAAACATTACGCGGGAAAGCACAAAACTGGATAACACATGGAACACAGTAAACACCTATTTGATAAGCAAGTATGGCGGGTGCCTGTACGTCAAATACCAGGACGGAAAGAAGTATCTGAATTATACCTATGACCATGGAGGGTATAACGATCAGAAGATACGCTTCGGTGTGAATTTGCTTGATCTTACGAAATACCAGGACGCGACGGAAATCGCCACGCGGTTAATACCATACGGCGCTGAGGTAGAGTACCAGGACGAGCAGGGAGAAAGACAGACAAGAACTATTAATATTACATCCGTAAACAATGGGATCGATTATATCACAGCAGATCAGAGCGTGGTTGAGGAGTACGGGCTTATAACTGCTACCTATCAATGGACTGATGTAACAGAACCAGCCGTTCTACTTGAAAAAGCTAAAGCACTACTGAAGGAACTTACCAACATACCTGATACGCTGACTGTAAAAGCCCTCGATCTCAATTATACTGGGGTAGATATCAGAAGGTTTAAGCTGGGACGCTGGACAACAGCAGAGAGCAAGCCACACGGAGTAAAGAAAGATATGCTTCTTGCAAAGCTTGACCTATATCTCGATGATCCTAAAAAGGGTAGTATATCCCTTGGCTCAACGGTAAAGACATTCACGGCTGCGAATGTCAGCAAACAGGTAGAGTTGTCAAACTCCATTAAAAAGGTGGGAGAATCCGCTTCCAGTGAGATCAGGCGTAAGGTGGAGAATGCAACATCACTCATAACCGGAGGACTTGGCGGGTATGTCGTTTTGGACGTTGAGGACCCATTGACCGGTAAGAAAATCCACCCATGGCGAATCCTGGTGATGAATACACCGGACAAAAACACGGCTACCCATGTGATCCAGCTTAATCAGAATGGCCTTGGTTTCTCTACAACCGGTATAAATGGACCATACCGGAACGCTTGGACAATTGATGGTAATCTTGTGGCTGATTTCATAACATCCGGTACGATGCTGGCGGATAGAATCCGCGGTGGCATACTGGAGGTGGGCGGCGCTGGCCTGGCGAAAGATGGGAGCATTACCGTTAAGAATGCACAGGGTGAGGTGATCGGTACATGGGATAAGACCGGCCTGCATGTACTTCTTGGCATTATCGAAGGTAGCACTATCAAAGGATCATCAATCATAGGCGGTAGGATTAATATCGGTAATGGTACATTTGAGGTGGACAGCGACGGATCAGTGATTATAAATTCTGGTGAGATTAATATCGGAAATGTGTTTATTACAGAAAATTATGCTTGGATTAATGGGTTTGGCATTTCTGACATGACTTTGTATAGTAAAGATGCAGGTAATTCTATTGTATTATCTACTCAAGAATTTGATGGAACAGGGCCAGCACTTGAATTAAAAAGAGACGGTATGATAACCCGTGTTGGTTATAGTGGTATTGTCACAGGAGATATAATTTTCGATGATCCTTGGACGGAAAATATGTCCGCACTAGATATGTTTAAGGATTTGTATGGCAGAGTAAGAGAGTTGAGGGATAGAATAGATGAATTGGAGGGTTGAACCGAAGGTATATAGATGATATAATATAGTCAGAAAGGGGTGAAAAAATGTTTAAAAAAATGTCTTTGCTGACTATTGTTTTAACATTTAGTTTGCTTTTTGGTTCGTTTGTTATGGCTGATGTAGTTAATGGTGATTTCATACGTAAATCTCCGCTGAATGAAGAGGAAAATTCAACATATGAATGGACGTGGCTTAATGACGAGCATTGTGTACAGTTTACAACGAAGGATGATAAACTAAAGAGAGAACATATTGAGAGAAAATTCAATATGGGACTGCTTCCACAGTGGGCGGTAAATGGGGATAATGGAACCGGTGTTGTAAAAAAGAGGGACACATATTCTGGAAAGTGGACTCAGAGCGACAAGGGAATATGGTCGTTTGAGTTTGATGATAGGACTATTCCGGTAGGCGTAACAAAAATTGATGATGTTATGTATGCATTTAACGGATATGGTGAGTTAGTAGAAGGCTACGAATATTACGACGATTTAACAACCGGAGCCGACGGAGTAGTCAACTCAGACAATCCCGATTTTTTAGCTTGGCTGGAAACACAATACGTGCCGGCGTGCACGAGTCATGAATAATAAATTTACTGAGAGCGAGGATAATTTCCCCGCTCTTTTTCTGTGTCAAGTAAATTGTCACGTTTGTCACACCGAAATATGATACAATTTAAAATAGGAAAACCAGCAAAAGAGCGCTTGAAAACAGGCGTTCTTTTTTGTATGCCTGAAAGGAAGTGAAGACATGGCAGATATAAGTAAGGAAATACAAGATTTCAGGACTGCGAGAAAGGGGAAGGATGTACGAAACTCCATGATATCCTTGGCTCAAAAGGTAAATAAAGATGGAGAAGACGCCATTGCAAACGTAGCAGCTCAAGTTACTAGAATTAATGGAGCAATTACTACGGCAAATAAAGCAGTAACCGATGCGAACGCGGCGACAGCAAGAGCAAATGAAACATTGAACCACGCTGATAATATTCTTGATAAAGCCACACAACAGGCGACAAGCTCCGCTGAAAGCGCTACCGCAGCAGAAAGTTGGGCGGTGGGAGGTACTGGAAGTCGGACGGGTGAGAACACTAATAACAGCGAATATTATAGCAATCAGGCTCAAACATCCGCCAATAATGCCAAAAATGAAGCTGATCGGGCAGCACAGTATTCTCAGATTGTGGCGCCCGGTTTTTATTTTGATCCAGAAACTTCCACGCTTTATATAAAAGCAGGAATAGGCGTGGATTTTGTGGTATCTGATGCAACGATTTACTGGAAAGTTACAGCTTAAGGAGGGGTTATATGATTGTAGCCAAATTTTCGGGATACTGTACAACCTCCGCGTATGGGCTTACTCAATGGGACTATGGTCAGGAACTTGCACTGGAGTGCCCGGATATTGATATACCGGACGGCACGGAAATAAATTTTTATCAGGGTAAGCTATCAAGTATAGATTATCTGAAAAATAAACATGCCATGATCCCAGATATCATGCTTCAAAATGCGGGTGAAATAACCGCATATGTGTACATAAGGTCTCCAGACAGCGGAGAAACAATTTTGTCAATTCAGCTCCCCATACGGGAACGGCCACAACCAGATAATTATGTTCTGCCAGAATATAAGGATTATGTAAGGTTGCTTCCACCGGGAGGAGAGTCAGGTCAGGCACTTATAAAAAAGACGGGTGATGATTTTGACACACAGTGGATTGATGATGCTGGAATGGAAGAAATGACAGACGATGAAGTCGATGCGATTTTTTTAAATTAAGGAGGGCATATGGGAAAATATTTTTCTACAGGAAATGCTACAAGATTTTGGAATAATGTAAAAAGTTGGGCGCAAGATCAGTTCGTGGTTAAAGTTACAGGAAAGGGATTATCTACAGAGGATTATACTACAGCCGAGAAGAACAAACTGGCTGATCTGCATAATACTACTGTAGATAGTGCATTATCCAGTTCATCCACAAATCCGGTACAAAATAAGGTTGTTAATACAGCTTTAAGCGGAAAGGTACCGACGACGCGCAAGGTTAATAATAAGGCACTGTCAGCAGATATAACGCTTGCGGCTGGAGACGTTGGCGCAATTCCATCGACACAGAAGGGAGCAGCTGGAGGCGTGGCAGAATTAGACGATTCCGGCCATGTTCCGGCGGCTCAGTTGCCATCTTATGTGGACGATGTAATCGATTCCTATATTGTAACTGGAGCTACAGCGTTTTCAGCAGGGTGGTTGTCACTTACTTCAGGAGGGGCAGCGCTGACTCCGGAAAGCGGGAAGCTTTATATTATATTAAGTCCCGGAGATTATAACATGAGAGAGTACCGGTGGAGCGGTACGGCTTATGGACAGGTCAATGGGGGAATAGTAATTGGTACGACATCTTCTACTGCTGGCCGTGGAGATTGGACGAAAGCAGCCTACGATCACAGCCAGGCAGCTCATGCACCGACAAACGCAGAACAGAATGTACAGTCTGACTGGAGTGTGACAGATACATCATCTGATGCCTATATCAAAGGGAAACCGACCTCCATGCCTGCAAACGGCGGTAATGCGGCTACGGTTGGGGGACATACGGTTGCAGTGGATGTGCCAGCAAATGCAGTATTTACAGATACGAAACCCGTTGCTATGAAGGGCGCGACGGCTTCAGCCGCTGGCGCCGCTGGCTACGTTCCCGCTCCGCCAGCAGGATCACAGACAAAGTTTTTGAGGGCTGACGGAACATATCAAACACCCGCTAATACAACGTACTCCGCATTTAAAGGCGCTACAGCCTCCGCGGCTGGTGGAACTGGATTAGTCCCGGCTCCTGCATCTGGAAGACTAGATGCGGTATTATGTGCGGACGGAACGTGGGCGGACCCGATGACTGATGCAGAGATAGACGCAATATGCGTATAATGGGGGTGGCCCTATGCAAAAGCCATTAACAGCACGGGGAGTATCCCGGCTATGGGAAAATATTAAAACGTATATTACAGAAAATACGTATCCACGAGGTGATCCGCCGGACCTGTATTTTGATCCAGAAACAGCAACGTTATATATAGGAAAGCCGAATGTGTTGTACGATTTTGTAGTTTCGGATGGAAGATTATATTACAAAGACAGAGGAGGTAATACTTAAATGGCAGCACCAGCAGGATATACAGAGTTAGGGCGCATAGGTTTCGTAGATCGTGGTACGTATGCGTCAGGTACCACATATCGGATCGGTGATGTGGTATATTACAATGGGAGTACATGGAGTGCTCTTAAAGACAATTTGAAAGGTGTGACACCAGCCACAGGAGCGAATTGGAAATACATGGCGAGAGGATTCGCCGCTGAGGCACTTTCCGCGGTTACTGCAAAGGATACGAGCGGAGTATTGGGGACAGCAGGAGCAAGCGTGACATCACAGGCTTTAGTTGACGCTATTGCTGATAAGGTCATGACAAAACTCATTGAAAAAAGCAAGATCGTAAATAATCTGCTTGCGACGGACGCCTCAACCGTATTAAGTGGCCCGATGGGAAAGTCTCTCGATGAAAAGATTGGTGGAGTAATTAGTGATTTAGGTGATGTAAAAACCGATATTAGCCTCCAGCCAGTAACAGGCATCGATATCCTAACGCTTACCACAGGACGTTACTATGCAACTAATTGTACAAATTTACCCACGGGCTGGGTCGCTGCTTATCTGGACGTTGAGCGTCTCGATAACAAATGGTGTCGCATCACGGCGTGGCCTCCGTATGATGGTCAAAATAGTCCACAAATCACCAAACAAGATAATGGTACATGGCGAGGCTGGAAAGACATAATGGATGATAAAATAAGCTTTGAGGGTGTCGGAAAAGTGACTTTTGCGCAAAACTCGACAGCTACGAGTATTAGAATGTATACAACGGCTGTTAATTATTTGTATATTGAGTTTTTGACAGCCACCAAAAATATTAAGTTTGGCTTTTATAATGGGGCGACATGGACGGATTACTGGATTATGTAGATGATTATCTTGTAGTTGGATAAATACAGCTCATACTCAGATTAGTGGCCAATGCCTTACTTATATATATGTACAGTTTGTTTTCTGCTGCTTTTAATGTACCATTGACCTGTATAGTATTATCATCTGCTATTGCACTCCGCGCTCTGTACACTGGCACATCCATAAGTGGCCTGACATCATCATCACAAAAGGCTACCTCAACCCAGCCAGACGATCCGGCAGAGATCGTAAAAATACATTGCACCATATGGCCGATTTTATAAGCCAATACGTAAGACACCGGTGCGTTTTTGTAAAAGTGTGCGGTGACGTCTTTCACTGCTAAATCACTATTTAAATGAATAAGAAACTTGTTAATCAGAGCTGAAAGGCTCTTATTTTTATACCCGAAAAGGGAGAAAGGAGTCCGTACATGAAGGACACTATGATCTTAAAAAATGGAACTATTATTGAACTGGAGGCAGGCGCAAGCCTGGGAGCCTTACAGGTGGCGGCAGCCGATCGGGCGGCCATGGTGGCAACATGGGAAATATTGACACCAGATAATCTCACAACCGTACAGATCAAAAACGGAGGCGGTACCGTGGTAGGGAATTATACTGATCTCATGCTTGTGTCTGAGACGTCCGTAATCGCTACTGATGGCACTGTCCTTACAACGTATAGCCTGCGTGAGAAAACCGCCGAAGAGAAGCGTCTGGACGCGCTGGAGGCAGGTCAGGCAGTACAGGACGGTGCAATTAACGACCTTGGAGAAGCTGTTGGAACAATGGCAGAAGGAGGTACAGTATAATGGGGGCATTCTATGGAACGCGGATCAGACGCGGTATTATTACCATTAAAGAGGTCCCCAATTTTTGGAGATCAAAAACAGAAGTTTGGCTGAAAGAAAATCCGGAGGTATAAGACAATGAAAAGAGAATATATTATTGGAATTCAGGGGGCAATGGCGGCGGCTGTTGCCTTTTTAAGTGATAAACTGGGGATACTCTTCCCGGTGTTGTGTGCACTTGCCTCCATGATGGTTGTGGACTATGTAACCGGAATGCTGGCAAGTAAACGGGAAGCTATGGACCACCCCGATGACATTACCTATGGGTGGAGCAGCAAGAAGGGCGCAAAAGGGATTATTAAAAAGGTTGGTTATCTTTGCGTGATTGCGGTTGCTATGGTAGTGGATTATGTGATTGCTACTGTATCTGGAACTCTTGGCTTTACGATGCCGGCCAGCGCATTTTTCGGGCTTCTGGTGGCTGTCTGGTATTTACTCAATGAATTACTGTCCATTATCGAAAATGCGGGCAGAATGGGCGCCGCGGTGCCAGATTGGTTATTAAAATACATTGCGGTACTGAAAGATAAGATTGACAGTGCAGATTATGGACAGGGCGATAAGCAGGAATAGAAAGGCGGTGATCCGCATATCTCCCGGCCGGCAGGGTGAGAGCCGGTGATACTGTACTTATTTATGGGCCTGGGTAAATCCTGGGCCTTTTCATTTTTGGAGGTACTATGACAGCACAAGAAAAGAGACAGGCAGTGATCGCAAAGTACGACACGCTGATTGGCCGCAATTATTACAGCCAGAATCTACGTGATTATTGTTACAAAAAATATAAAGACGGCAACTATTACAGTGATTGCAGTAGCTCTATCTGTTATGCATACGCAGAGGCAGGCCAGAGCTTCGGTATACTTAATACCGCCGGAATATATCAGTCCGGCAAGCTGACAACCGTAGACATAGACATAACCGCAGGTATCCCGGACGTATCCCGGTTGCGCCCCGGTGATATGTTGGAATTCGCGGGGACCGATAAGAGCCGCCCGCTTAAGATCGGCCACGTTGAGATGTACTGCGGTAATGGCATTATCTGCGGACACGGTAGCGGCAGGCCGAGTTATAAGCAGCTTACGGCATACTGCAAGAGCCGGTATGACTCATGGGCGCCGGGAGGCTGGAGGAAGGGGCTTGTATGTGTCAGGCGGTATATACAGGACGATGCAGCGCCGAAGCCGGAAGCGCCGAAGAAATCCGGCTGGTATGAGGAGGACGGCGGCCGGAAGTATTACCTCGGTAACACAGGTGCTCCAGTACGCAACGCCTGGTATCAGGACACTGATGGAAAATGGTACTGGTTTAATGGCGCTGGTTTGATGGTTTATAACACATGGTATATGTATGAGGGTGACTGGTACTATCTCGGTGCAGATGGCGCTATGGTAAAGGGATTGCAGACGAGCGGCGGGAAGTGGTACTATCTCGATCAGTCCGGCAAGCTTGTTATGGAGCCGGTGACGCTAACTCCAGATCAGGATGGAGCATTGCAGTATCCGGGGCTGGTAGAATAATAATAATAAGGGCGGTCCTATCGGGGCCGCCTATTGACACTCTCCAGGCCATACATTACAATGATTACATATGGGAGGAGGCGTCATGGAATATATCAATCATTATACTATTAATACTTCTCATAACCGGATTTCATATCCAGGAGAAGTAGACAAGAGCATATATTTTAAAATTGCAAAAATAATCAAAAAAGCCGCCGCCGGGGAGAGACCCGAAGTCATAGACGGCACATATATCACGCTGACTTCAGAACTGGATTGCTATGTGGCGACCTTATGGGCGGATGAGAAGACTCCATTATTACTGACCGTTGGAGCAAACAGCGAAGAGGGACGCAAGAAGGTATCCAATCTCATCATTAATGATTATAAGGGACTGTATGAGGAAACACCAATACTTCCAGCGGCGCCGGTAGTAGCTGATGTTATATTACCATCGTGTATATTCATGCCAAAAGTTCTCGAATGGTCAGGAGATTTCACTCGTTGCTTAGGGTGGGCGTTGATGGCACCAGAAAAAATAAGGTAAAATAAAAGGGCACCCATTGAGTGTCCTTTTTTGTGCTATAATGATTCAATATACATCTTAGCCGATTCATATGCCTCTTTTGTTGGAAGATCAGGAACATACCCTTCTCCACCTTCATTCACGACGTTGTTATAATTTTTAGCCCATACTTTATACTCTTTTTGGGTCATGAGTTTCTGTCCACTTGCTATGTATTTTTCGGCACTTGTAATGTACTGGAGTGCACTGGCCTTTCTACTTTCTTTTATTTTCGCTTCTTCATTTGCGTGGTACTCGCGTGCTGCTTGACTCGTTCCTGACTCTATTACATTGTCAATCCATGCTTTGTACAGATTTGCGTTTTCTTCTGTTAAGGCTACTTTTATTCCTATAATACCTTTTGTACATCCGGCAGCTAGTGCCTTTTCATTACAAGTATTATAGAGCGCCCACGATGAAGGGGAAAAGCAAGAGTCTACTAAGTTTCCGTTGATGTAAGCCTTAAGTGATCCATGCGTTACTGGTTTTACTCCGAGGTCTATCTGGTGGCCGTCTGCATCTGATATATCGTGTTCCATTATCTCGCTGTATTCGGCAGTAAGTGTCAATTCATTACCTGATACTAAGGTTAATTTTAATGTATCTTCCATGATATCCTCCATTGATATTTCCATAATCATCTGCTATACTGTTTGTAGATGGGGGAGCGGTGGCAAGCCCGCCCTCCCTTGTCTTTTTCCTTGTCCCGTTTGGGACTTTTTTTAGTTGTCCTCGATGCCTTTCTGTGTGTCGTCGATCAATTTGTCAACCATGGTGTCGGCTTTTTCGTACTCTTTGTTTTTCAGTGCTTCTTTCAAATCTTTTAAGTCCTGTAACAGTCTTCGTAAGTAACTTTTAAATACGCTCATCTCTTCGCTCAAGTTCCTTCCTCCTCGTATTCGTTAAGGCCTTGCCTCTCTTAACTGTCTTTATTATACTATATATGTACATATATGTCAAGGGCTTATTCCAATTTTTTCAAATACAATTTCTTTTATTATGGTATTAACTCCCTTTCCTTCTTTGTCAGCATATTCTTTGATTTTTTCATACTGCTCTGGCTGAACATCGAGAGGGATTCGTTTGAGTTTTTTCATATACTTAATAGTTGCGTTTTTCTGAGCTTCATTATATGGCATTATGGCGCACCTCCTTTTGTAAAAGTATACCACATAGATAATATACGTTCATATATACAAAGTAGCTAAAATATATATGTACAGTTTGTGCATTTTGTGTATTGATATATATGTACATATATAATATAATAAGATCAGAAGGAACAGGAAAACAAACAGAAAGCGAGGAGAAAATGATAATTGAATTAAATGAGCGTCACAGCCTAATTATAAACAAAGACGAAGAGTACAACTGTTATGATGTAGAATTAATTGAGTACCATCCGAATAGAGTAATCAAATTTCCCATGGAGAGATATTCTGAAGATGCTCTCAAAGAAGAATATGGAATTTGTATAGAAGATTAAAGGATAATATTCACCCGCCCCGGTCCGGTAATAGGCCGGGAGAAAAGAGGAGAGATGCAGGTATTAACAGGAAGTAAAAGAGAAATCACTTTAATGTTATGGAATGAACAGCTTGAAAAAGCAAAGAAAAGTTTAGAAGAAAGCAAAGAATGCTATAGGCGTTTTGGTGACGATGATAGCAAACTATGGATTGAAGAAGATCAACGGAAAGTAGATGAAATTGAACAGGAAATCAAAGAAGTGATTGATTTTATGAACGATCATAATATCAAATAAACAAGGCCCGCCCCGGTCCGGGATCAGGCCGGGAGAAAGGAAGATATGAGCCACATTGAAAAGATGCTTTACAAGCGCTATAAGCAACACTTCGCTGATTGCAAGACCGTACCTGGAAGCTATAATGAGATCACAAAAACAATTGATGTTATTCTTCCGGAAGGCAGAATGAAGCCATCTGGAGTACGTGGACAAAGTTACAAATATATGCATTTTGATGGCGTAGAAAGCTTAACCGGAAGAAAAGTAAACATGACAATAAAAGCAACCTGCCTTGAAAATGCAATAAAAAGACTTCCAAAGGATTGTATATGGGAACTGTGATATTCACCCGTCCCGGCCGGGGAGTTCCGGGAGAAAGGAAAGAACCGTGTATGAATATATGAATTTTTCGACCTACTTAATTGAAATGACGGGCTTGTCAATCTATGATTTCTCGGTGCTGGAATGGGGGCCATTTACGGAAGCGAAGAATATAGAGACTGTTTATGAATTCCTCCAGGAATGGCTTGAATATGGGCCATCTGAACAGCTAAAAGAAAGAGCCAGGAATGATCTTGCTGAACGTGGATATATAGAAATGGGAGTATAGTAAAGGGCGGCTCATCACCGCCCTTTCTCTACGCAAAAAATACAGTCTGAGACCCTGAAAAAATTGGTTCTATATCCTCTGATCCGGTCGATCCGTAGCGTTATTATTGACCATTCCCGTAGTTCCATTAATCTGTTCCGCATAGTTCCACCCCCTGTATTTCTAATAACGATTTGTGCGGTATGCTGTGACGCCTATTTTATATATTGTTCAAACCATTTCTGGCGCCTCGGTGCTTCCGGCGCCTTCTCTGCATCTATTTTTTTGTAAAACCCGCAGACTTCCGGGCCATCTTTACACATCTGCGTTTTTTGGTTATAGTGTGGACACTGATTAATATCAGGTGCCAGTGTACATATGTTTGCCATGATATTCTCTCCTTTGATTTTATAATAACAAACAAATGTTCGGTATGCAACTGGAAAAAATAGTGATTTAGCTTCTGTGACTGCGCAGTTAACAGGTACACCTGTGCTCCTCGGTCCAGGATCAATTCTTGAAAACATAAAGTGGTATATCAAAAATCATTTACACGTAAGAGGCAGCTTTCCGTATGAGCCCGATCCCAATAATAGCAATAGGGTGTCTGACCTCCCAGCCGGAGCGGAGACTTGGGGGCGTGTGGAATGGTTCAAACTTGCCTCCGATGAATATAGGGTTATTTTATATCCTGAAAATAACGTCAAAATATATCATCGTCTTATTGTTTCGGGTTCCTGGAGTGGCGACTGGGTGGAAAAATGATTATAATTGGTACATAAAGCTGTCGTTAATGCGATCTGTAGCAGTTAGATTATCAAGTGCCGTCAGATATAGACACCAGATCCCATTTTCGTTTTGCCTGACGTTAAACTGTATGTTTTTTCCGGTGTTGCTGGTATCCGAGTTAATCCAGCGTACCGCCGTTGGCACAAAACCAGTAGGTATTGCACAAATCATATCAGCGACATCTTTCGATATCGACCATGCCAGCTGAAATGACATTTGCACTGATACAGTACCGTTTGATTTATAAAATTGGATTACCGTCGCTTCTCTATCTAAACGATTAGGAACAGTCGTCCGCTGCGACGATAATCGGTCTAAGAGATTCGCTAAATCACTATTTTCATTATTAAAAAATGCTTAAAGTTTTGCTTAAAGTCAATATGTGCTCCAAATGGTATTATACGCTATCTATTTTTAAAGAAATCCTTATTTTAAGCCACTTTTTGCGTGTGTTACTTCTTATTATATACATTAAACAACCTTGCCAAGGTTGGGGTCGC